TGTATTAATATTTCTACCTTATTATATACTAAACTCTTTCTATATTGCAAATATTAATAGCGCAAGTTACAATATCTCCAATACCGATAACTACTCGGTCTCCTTTAACTTCTAATACATCATATTCATCATAATACATTGCAAAAGAACCACCATCGTAAGTAGCATTAACAAGCACCCTTACCTTATCGCCAACATTTATATCTGTATTATCACAGCCTTCACCATTCGAATTGTCGCTCGATATAATACAGCCATCGTTGACCCAACCTGTTCCATCATTGATTAAGTAAGGATTGGCCGCCCAAGGAATAACCCTTGTGATTGTTCCACTATTAAATCCCTGTGATGGTGTAAGTCCTGATTCTGATGTTGATGAAGCATATATTGCATTATACTCAACATAATCTCCTATCTGATACTGTAAATGCTCTGTATCTGTCTCATCAGCACTGATATTATCATCTGAATCAAAATTATCATTCCTGTGATCATACTCATTAGCCTGTATAAGTCTGTCAAATAACTCGTCACGCATAATGTCATAATCTACTCTTGTACCATCGTTTAAATAATAGTCACTAGTCTCCTGGGACATAGCAAATTTATCTTCACAGATCTCACCATTATCATCCCAATGAGCTTCCCAGATAAGAGCACCGTGTTCTATAAGTTCATCTACGTTCATATAATCATTTAACCAACTATGGCTTGCATAGATACCCTTTGCAGTTATGTCTGATAATGCATCAAGCCATACAAGTGCAAGCTCCTGTGTATAATGATAATCAATGCCATTTTCAGCCTTGTATCGGTCTGCATCCTCGATATCAAGATACAATCCCATTGTTGGATTACATTTATTATACCATTCCCTGATATGTGCAGCTTCGCTTAACGATTCATCATTGTTGCCAGCATACTGATATAGATAAAGTCCATACGGAATACCTCTCTTCTTGCATTCATCTATATATGTCTGTGCCATAGAATCACACTGTCTGCACTCGCTGTCATCCTCGCTTAAGTCACTGCCATAGGCACAACGGATTATAACAAAATCAAAATTCTCCTTAATGTAATCAAAATCAAGATTTCCCTGATGTCTGCTTATGTCTATTCCTCTTTTCATAACTATTCCTCGCTTTCATTTTTATCTTTAATATTTTCTAATTCTGCTTTCTTTTCCACCTGACTCTTAAGATTGCTTACAATAGGCTGTAAAAATGGTGGAAGTGTAACACCTATATCATTGATGTTTTCTAATATAGATATAATTTCATTGCAAATCAGCCATATTGCCACTATGCAAGCAACTAAAAATGTAAATGGCAATGTTATTCCAACAACATCCGCTGAATAAGAAAGGAGCTGGTCAACTATTACACCAACTCCTACTAAAAGCCACATACATATTTTCTTTGCTATGCCTCTTATTCCTTTATAGCTGTCTATTTCCTGATTTCTAAATTTAGATGCTATAAGACCTGTTATATAATCTATTACATTGCAGGTTATCAATAACATAACTGGTATTGCCAGTATACCTAACGCACTCATTATTATGCTCCATATTGCCACTATAATTGTTTTCGCTCTTTCCATTTGTTTCCTCCTGATTTATATATATTTACTTTAATTTTACTTATTGGGTGCTCTAATCATCTCTATTACTCTCCTTTATTTACTAAATTCTGTTACCAGCTCATTTAATTTATTTTCAAATTCCGTTACATCTTTCGTATATGTTGCCTTATTTGCTATATATGCCTGGGCATTAGCTATGTTACGATTTATAGACAACCCTCCATTGGCGGAGATTGTAGCATTCATATACATAATATCTGTAACTGCACCATTCTCCTCTACACTGCTTGTTCCATTTAATGTTATAGATTTGTTTACATTTAACATTTTTACCTCTTTCTACCACTTCTGTGGATTTTATCCATTATTAACACCTATTGCCATCCATCTGGTTCCATATGCAAATGATGTTGTTGGTTCATACACCGAATACTTAAAATAAGTTTCTGTAACTTCAGTCAAACAAATATTTTCATTAGAGAATAATGTCGTAGGCATAACTGAAATTAATGGTGGTGCAGCATATGATTTTTGAAATGTAATAATATATTCTTTCCAGGATCCACTACCAAAATTCCAGTTAGTTCCCCATTGAACAAACGGAATCCCATAATCAGCACTTATTTTTCTACCATAGATTAAACCTTGACTTCCTATCAAACCAATTGTATTAGCACCTTGGCTATTAGCTAACCAGAAAGCGCCGCCATTATCCTCAAATCCTGCTCTTGTAACTAATTTACTATTTCTATAATAATCAAATCCATCTTTATAATATTTGGCACCATTTTTTCCTGAAATAATTTCAGATTCTTCTTTAAATATCGAAACTGCCTCATTACCAAGCATTATTTTATAGTCACTTTTATTATTTGTTTTATATATTGTAACTCCATTAAAAATGGTTCCTGTGCAGTCTAACGTATGCCCTAAAAATTGAGAAGTTATAAAACCAGATGCATTTATTTTTGTTGATGCAACCGAATTTTTTAAATTTACACTTCCATTATTTATTTCCAAATAACCATTATTCAGATTAAATGTACTTCCTGTACTATTAGCAACATAATTGGTACTTTTAAGCACTCCAGCTGTAACCGTTCCTAAGTTTGCTGATATTGCAGATAATGTAGATACACTTAACTCAGCCGCTGTGATTGAATTGGCAGCTATCTGATTGGCTGTTATTGTCTTAGAAGCTATCTTCGCGGCTGTAACTGCATTGGCAACAATCTTATCCGAGGTTACTGCATTTGCGGCTATTTTTGCCGAAGTTATAGCACTTGCTGCTATTTTATCTGCATTAACTGCATTGGCCGCTATCTTTTCTGTTGTTATTGCATTGGCCGCTATCTGTGTTGCCGTAACACTACCTGTATATATCTTTCCGCCGTTAATCAGGGTTTTATTATTTGCGGCACACCAGCTTGCAATTGTAGATCCTTTGGCCTCCGCATAATCATTCTTTGGCGATTTGGTAGGTTCAAGATACACTGTATATGACGTATCTCTTGCTATATTAGTTTTAGCCGTATATATTATTACGTCACTTTTATTAGGTGTATAAAGGTAATATCGTGCCCCACCACGCAACATAAAATATATCTGGCTATGTTGTAGTACCTGCCCTACAAACGCAGGCATTTTATTACAATAACGATAATTATTCTCCTCCAAATAACCAGCGGCATCCGTTGTTCCCCAACCACTTGCTAAAACCTTAAGTATAAGATTGCAGGTAAATCCCCGATTGTGTTTAGACCATACCGGCTTAGAACCGCTATTAAGCTGAACATTACATTCATAGTTATATAAACCACCATATGGTATGCCTGAATTAATTAATACTGGATAATATGTATCCGTATCATACTTTGAATCCGTCAGATTTACTGTGGTTTGAAATCTTTTTACTGCTCCTGCAATATCATTCTGCGTAGTGGAATCTAATTTTCCTATTGTAACTGAGCCCGCTGCCAATCTGTCAGCAGATATATATCCACTTGTAATCTTTCCTGCATCTATATTGGCAATCTTGGCATTCTGTATTGTTGCATCTGCTATTAAGGCATTGGTTATAGAGGCATTTGCAATGGCATTAGTTCCGAACTGACGTAATACCCAGCCTTTGCCATCGAAGTAATACATTTTATTAGAATCTGCTGTATTAAACCATATATCATTAGTTTTTCTACTCTCCGTTGAAGGTGTTGTTGTCTGATAAAATATTGTATTCTTGCCATCTGCTGTAAGCTGTGCTCCTTCCGCAGTCTTAGAAGCCGCCGCTGATAAAAGTTTAGCCGCTTCCGCCGTGCTTAATGCACCAGCCGCATTCGTATTAGCTGTATCTGCCTTTTTTGCTGCATTTTCTATATCTTTGTCTGTTGTATTCATCCAGTCTGTGACATCTGTTCCAAACTTGGATGTATCTATTGCTCCTTCAGCTATCTGCTTACCGTTAATTGTTCCTACCGTGATATTGGCAGCCTTAAGATTGATTACCTCGATGTTAGCGGCATCTATAGTTCCACTTGTTATTTTATTAGCAGTTAAATCTACTATCTTTGCATCTGTTATGCTTCCGTCTGCAATCTGAGCTGTACCAACTGCACCTTTATCTATCATTGCTGTCTTTATAGAGCCGGCCTCGATATTACTAAGCTTTATGTTAGCATACTTCAAATCTGCATCCTCGGCTTTTAGATAATTAGTCTTTATATCAATTATCTCTGCATTTACAGCGGTGATTTTTTCTGCCGTAACTGTATTAGCCTTAACCCAGTCGGCATCAACCTTCTTTGCTATTAATTCCTTTGCTAATATCAAATCAGAATATATTCTTTCGTTCTGCTGTGTTGTCGGACCTTTAAAATCTGTTTCAGTCTCAGCTTCCGTCTTCCCATAAGATGTAACAGTCATAGCCATACCGCCATCATATTCCTGTGCCAAATTCATAACCGGCATTTTATATTCACCAGTACCATCATTGACAGTTATGATATCCCACGGATCCAGGCGTATATCTCCAAGTGTTTTTAACGAAGCTCCTCTATAAGTAAATCCTTTAATGCTCTGATATATATAACTTAATCTGTCTGACGTCATAAATGGGTTGGAAAAGGTTATTCCCAGTTGTCCACCGCCCTGCGTTAATTCAGTCTGGCTATCCACATTACAGTTAACATAGTCCAGATGAAAGTTGCTTTCATTATGCTCAAACGACATAATTCTTGTTTTATCTATAGAATACTCACATTCTTTATACCACTTAATAACAATAGTTCCGGCTCTGTCCACGCATGCAAATCCACCAGCTAATGAAGCTATATAACCTATCACCTCTCTGTATGTATATCCAACTGGTTTAGTCTGTATCGTTATGTCATCCAGACCACTTACGTCTGCTGGAACACCACAGCTTGTACTTATCTCACTTAAAACCGAAGCAGCACTTGCTGGATATATAAGATTGGATATATATAGTCCTGTAGTCTTCATCATTCTGTCATATGCTGTAAATGTCGTTGTTACTTGATCACTTTGTGGGTGCTCTGCTGTAAAAAAGCCAAGTGGAATATATTCATACTTTCCACTTGGCAGCTTTAAACCTATCTCTACTGGTATCTCTGTGTTTTCAAATAATTCATCTATCTTCTTAAGAGTAATCTCTATCTTAGCAGATACCGCCGACCCTAGCTGTAATGCTTCATCTGCTGTGCTGGACGTCTCGTAGCCCAACTTTTTAAATCGGGAATTATACCATTTTCCATTAATTCTTAATCTGGCTTCAAAAGTCCTTGATGGACTTCTTATTGTTTCTTTAAAAGCTTCTGTTACGTTGTTATACATATGTTTACTCCTGTATCATAAACTCTATTGCTGTAATATCTTCTAATGTAGTTCCATCATATCCCTCTGCATCACATTCATTAACATCTTCCAGCTTAATCATATGCACATCAAGTTCTGTTTCAATGTTATACATTTCATCAATTTCTTTAATCACCTCCTGCTCCTTGTCTTCTGCAAACTTGTAAGAGCCATCTTCTACGACTGCATTTCCATTTTCATCCTTTAAAGCATTTTCCTTTAATAATCGCGTTCTTTCAGCGTTATATACCTCTAATTCTGCCAATAACGCTTTAAGATTTTTAGCAATTGCATAATTGACCTTAACTGGCCAATGTTTCTTTGAATTCTGTAACTTCTGTAATTCTGCTGCACATCTGTCAATCTGTTTGATTGTAAATTTCATATTATAAATCTCCTTTATTGTTGAATAATAGATACACTTGCACTTCTGTAATAGAAAATACCATCATCAAGCTCCCCTATTACTTCCTTGCTTAGTGTACCTCTGTAACTTGTTATTGTTATATCCTGTCCATCATCATGAAATGTTATTGGGAAGAATCCGGCAACAAGCTTATTCTTAATAAGAACCAACTCATCTTCCTGAAGAACTCCCCAGGATATAGATAAGGTCTTCTTTTCAGCAACTACATCACCTAACATTGTTCCGTCAAGTGCTCGTCCCGTTGAAGAAGACCATATTATCTCATCATCCACTTTGATGGACACAGGAGCCGGAAGCTCCTGATTGTCGCATCTTAGTATCAATTCATCACATCCTTAATGTATAATCTCACATTTTCCTGTCTGCTTTGTATGTTCGTTTATCTTATCAACTACATACTTCTTAAGACTCTTTCCATCTAGCTGTATATCAAGATCTAATGTTTCCAGTATCTTAAGAATCTGCTTAAGAATACTTATAGCTTCGGCTAACAGTTCAGCACTGGATGCCATAGCTGCTGCCTTCTGTGCCATATCGATAAGCTTATCCTCTGGTGCTACAACTTCTCCCTGGTGTTTATTATCACCAATCATTGCAAGCTGTGGTGTGTTTGGCTTTACATATCCACCTTGTGCAAGGTATGGAATGCTGCCAAAACCAACTTCCGGTAAATCAAACCCGAAATGGTCACCACCTATAACCGGTACCCAGTCAGGCACATCAAAACTCAAACTATTTACCTTACGAACCATCCAGTTAATACCACTTTCTAATCCGTCAAGCATACCATTTATAAGTCCGATTACCATATTAATAGGTCCTTTGGCTATATCTGCTATCATTGAGAATATATCGCCAAATGTATTAACAATATCATTCCACGCATCCGACCAGTTGCCGCTAAAGACATCTTTCACGAATACCAATACATCATCAAAGACTGATAATACATCCTTGATAATATCCATTACATTTCCAAACTTTTCCGTTGCAATATCTGATATCCAGTCCATTACAGGTGCTAATTTTGGAATAACATTGGTTATTATCCAGTCGATAACCGGTTTTAATATGTTTTCCCACAATGCTTTAATAACATCTGCAACGTGGCCTATAATGTCAATTACCTTTGTCATCAAAGGTTCAATGTGTGAGCTCCATATTTCTTTCAGTTTGTCAGCTATGTTGTTAAGTACTGGAACGAAATATGTATTATATACATCTAACAGCTTGCCAAATGTATCACTAAGACCTATTTTTACAGTGTCAAATAATGGTGAGATATGCTCATCATACATCTGTACAGCTTTATTACAGGTTTCTTCAATTACAGCCGTTATCTCATCTAGTACATTCCTAATAGGTTCCAACGTTGATTCAAATGCCTGCTTGATTTTATCTGTATTTTCTACAATCGGGTCTACAAGCGTTGAAATCAAATCTGCCACGAATTGGTTACACAGGGACACTATTGTGATAAATGGATTAACAAAAATTGCTATCAAATCAGCAGATATTCCCTGTGCTGCATCGCCTCTGAATATTTCAGATATTTGTGAAAGGAACTCTGAAAAATCACCAATCTTATTCCACAATACAGCCCTCGCATCAAACATTTCAGATAATCTTATCTTAATAAAATCCTTATTAGATGATAAATATTTATCTATTCCACCTAACAGATTCTCACTTATTGAAGCACCAATATTTACAAAAGATCCTGTTATTCTACCCGCATTCATTACTATGCTGTCAAAGTAATTCTTCGCAGAAGCAACTACATTTCTATCTGTAAATATATCTATAAGACTATCTTTAATGCTTAAAAGCAGTTTTCGCTGTCTCTTGATGCTTTTCTCAAAGTCAGTACCTAAACCTTTTTTTAAGCCTTCCTTGAATGTTGTAGCAATATCTTCTATTATCCGCTTGAACTTGTTAAGTTCATCTCCCGCTTTTCCAATTTCATTAGATACATTAGTATCCATTCCGGATACTGAACCCGATGCTGTGCCAGTACCTGATGAACCAGACAAACTGCTATCATCTGTTAGCTCTGTCAGCTTATTTATCTGGTCGAAACCTGCAAGTGATTTTTCTATATCTTTGGCTGTCTTCTTAGCAGCACTTCCAATATCGCTTACATTGTCTGCGGCACTGCCTGCATCTGCTCCAATCCCTGCTATATCCGAACTTATCGAACCCATAGAGGCTGATATATCTGCCCCTGTTAGCAACTGTACAAAGTTAGCAAATCCATCTGCAACCTTCTGTAATCCCGCCAGCAGGCTGTTAAAACCTCTTAATATAGGTGTAAACAATGCTATGAAGCCTTTACCAAGAGAGGCCTTTAACTGCTCAAATCGTAGTGAAAGTATTCTTGTCTGGTTCGCCCAGGAGTCCTGTGTCTTAACAAAATCTCCTGTGGCATTAGATAAAGCACTTGTAACGTACTGATAACGCAGCATTAATTTTTCCTGCTCTGTCATCTTGGCTGTAGTTTTACCAAAACCATTATTAAGAGCATACTGGTCTAAGTTAGTCTGAGTCATTATTACACCTAAATCCTTAAGTGTCTCTGTCTCTCCAGTCCATATAGACTTAAGCTTTGTATATGCCTCGTCCGTTCCAAGATTGTAAAATGATGCAACATCACCGGTTAATCCTGTAACATTTTCAGCCATATTAAGTGCCGCTTTACCTGTGATACCCATAGCATTACTCATCTGGCCAAACACACCCATGTACTTCTTGGCCGATAATTCCGATAAGCCAAAGTTAGTCATAGCGTTGGAAGCCCACTGGTCTGCCTGCCAGCTTAAATCCTTAAATGCTGTATCAACAACATTCTGCACTTCTGTTACATTGGAACCTACTTCTATGCAGTCTTTCGTGAACTTAGTAACTGCTGCTATACTTAATCCTGCTGCTATCTTCTTACCAAACCCAGAAAAGATAGTTGTTGCCTGCTTAGCTGCCTTATTAGAAGCTCCTGTAAGCTGATTAACTATCTGTGAACTATCTATTCCAAGTTCCAGAGCTATCTGACCTACTGTATCTGACATTCGCCCTCCTTTCTGACACAATTAAAAAGCTGCCTACTTCTTTGAGTAAGCAGCCTTAAAATCTCTTTGTAATCGTGTCCAATGTTCTATATACTGTGGTGTTCCTACCACTCTCTTATTACGTTTCAGAAGCCAGTCATTGTGTATCTTCTTCTGTTCCTTAGTAAAGTTCCTTATGACTTTCATATCTTTTTCTGCCCTTATGCTCACCACTCTGCCAAGCGGTGTCTCTGGCATTATTCCAGATAATAAAGAACAAAATTCCGCCCAAGACATATCATCTTCCGTTCGCAATCGTATGCCATACTGTGACAGGAAGCTTGACTCTATCAATTCCCAGTCATCATATATGTCATAATATATTTCACTGTGAGGGTGTATTCTCCTCTCCATATGTGCCTGTGGCAACACCCATTATTGCATTATATATTTCCTTATATTCTGGAAGCGGTAAGTCCATAGCCTCAATCTTATCTGCTGCCTCTTTGCCAATAAGCATTTCAAGAGCCTTTGTTATAAATCCCATTCCGTTGTCACTATCTTTCTTCTTTTCAGCCTCAGCAGCCATAGCCTGTACATTAAGAATTGTGTTCTTTCTGTTATTCACAGTTACCACTAAGTCATCAGTAATACGAACCATAGGTAACTGGTTTGTAATCTTCATTGATATGTCTATTACTTTAAAATCTGTCTTTGCCATTATTCAAATTCTCTCTTTCTTTTTTATTCTGTATATGGAATGTATGTTGGTTTTCCATCTGACTGTGCTTCCCATTCAAGTGCATCAATGCTTGTTGAGTCTCCTCCAAGGGAAGTTACATTTATAACTGCTGGGATAAGAAGCTGGTCAAGGTTTGGGAAAATAATTGAAACCCAGGTATTACATTCCTGTCCTGTCTTTAAAGCCAGGCTTGCGATATAATCATTACCTTCATCACCATAATTACGCTTACCACCCATAGTCATACCCAATGATTTACCTGTTGTAAGTCTTCTTGTCCAGCCTGCCTGATCCATTGGATTCCATTCCTCAATAGTTCCATCCACGGATATGCTTAAGCTCTCTGCATCTTTTACAACCTTTGTTTCTACTGTTTCCGGTGTATCTGTGCTCTTTCTTCCTGTTATACACACACCAAACTGAATTGTATGCACTGGATTTACACCAGTAAGAGGTGTTGCCCCTGCATTATATCCAGCTAATTTAGTATTCTGTGCCATACCTTTACCTACCTTTCATAATAAATATCTAATTCTATTACACTCTCAAAGATACCTTTATCATCTGTCCCTACATCCACAGGTCCATCAACCTGCATTTTAGTGAATAGCAGCTTTGTATCATTGATTATTTTATTGTTGGTGTCTCTAAGCATATTATAGAGCTGTTCTGCTGCCTTCTCGGTGTCTCTGACACTTGTATTCCAATGAACTAATATACTTATAGACTTAATACGATAAGAGCTGTTATTTAAGCCTCCTACAGCAGTCTGTGGTGGTCTTTGTCTGTTAAGATTATATACTCCTATGCTCTTATCTTTTTTATTGTCAAGCTTGCCGCAATATACATTATCATTGTCTGCAATGCCAAGACCTGCTATATAATCTCTTACATCACCTATTCCTAACATCATAACCCCGCATTCTTTTTATACAGCTTTGAAAAAGCATTCTTGGCAAAATCCTGTTTCTTGCCACCTTTAAGGTAGTCATCAAGCCATCTGCCTTTAGCATTTGCATTTCCTTCATGTTTCTTACCGCTTTCATCTGTCCATGGCGTCTGATGGAAATTATATTCCGGATGGTAATATAATCTTCTTGCCTGCGGTGCTGATGTTGATATGATAACCTTGCCATTTACAGCTTTTGAAATACCATTAGTTACTGTCTGTCCATTTTCATAAGTGGCAGTTTCACTCTTTCCTGCAATAATATGCGTACTTTCTCCCTGCAATTTACCTGTATCTCTTGGTATTACCTGACTTTGCACAACATCCGTGTGTATAGCTTCCGCTGTCATTTCTAATGAAGTCGCTGCTGCTGCCGTAAGTTTCCTTACCATAGGCATATTAAGTTTTACTGTTGATTTAACATTCTTTGTCATTACATCACATCCAATCTCACATAATTTACTGTTCCATCAGGATTACGGCATTTTGTACCCTTGTATATATGCCTTGTTTCGCCAAACACCGTTATCTCACCCTTAGTAATAAGAGGCAGTTCTGGTGCAATATCACCAGGTATTAAGGCACAACCCTCAAGCTGTATAAGCTTCTGTTCTGCTGTGAGCACCGTCTTTCCACTGTCTTGATAGTTGCATAATCCGTCCCATACCACAGGGTCTAACTGCTCCCCATATACGTTTTGACCTTCCTGCTCTATCTCAATATGTACTTCTGTTTTACAGAACTGCTTTAATACTAAACAAGGATATTTCATACTCACACCCCCAGACTTAAACAGCAGAAGCCTGTCTGACAAAGTACCTGATATGTATCACGCTTTACAGCAATTCCATTCTGCACAAGAACATTCCAACTGCTGCCAAACTGCATAGATACTCCATTTACAGCATAATTCTGCAAGACACAATTAATCATATCTTCATTCTCATACTCAAAATCAGCCATATCACAGCATACATCTATAATTATTGCCTGCTGGAACTCTGTCAGATTATCAAAGCCTCTTGAAGTTATACGATTAAAAGTAAGCGAGTCAATGTGTCGGCTCGCCTGTTTTAATATCTTCTCAATCTGTTCTTCTGGAATAGTATTATGTTCGCTTAGATATTGCTCTTTACTTGCATATACCATAGGCTCACGCTTCCCCTGCGGCTTTTATTTTCTTTAAAATGCCTTCCTGTGTTGTTGCCTGTCCAATATCAATTCCATTGTCCTTAGCATATGCAGTTAATTCTTCAACTGTCATAGCTGTTAAATCAACGTCATTTTTATCTTTTAATCTATTAAGCTCATCAAGAACCTCTTTATATTTTTCATAAGGCACTGTCTTGCCCTTACCATAAGCTATGATATTGCCTTCATTATCAACAATATCATAGCCATCTGCAGCATAACGCTCCTGTTCCTGCTCCGTTATTGTATATTCCTTATTAGCTTTTAATGCTTTCATCATATGCCTCCTATTCTCCTTCTACATTCACGGCACAGCCGTCCGCTTTCTTCTCAAGCAGGAACAGGTCTCCATAATTACGGTTCTGGTAAAGATAACCATCTGCTGTACGTGAATCTGTTCCCGGTGTAAATAACTTGATATAGCTGTACTTATCACGGCATACAACGCAAGACGTATGAATGAGGATCATATTAATCTGCTTTGCTGAACCTGCCGCCTTGCAGCCCTCTGTAAAATCATATGCTGTTTTCATTCTCGCTGATGGTACTGATTTAATCACTACATCATCTAAGCTGTGAACATTACGGTTAATACTGTTAGCTCCACCATTAACTGCCATTGTTCTCTGAATACCTTCTGCATTCTTGGCAATTCTTTTCATAGCTGGTGTAAGATATAGGATACGTCCCTCTTCCGGTACGCCTGCCTCATCCATAGCTTCCATCATTTTATCGAACACCTGTAAAAAGTTAGCTTCTGTAATGACTGTTTTATCTATATTACCAGCCTTATATGTATTAAGTTCCGAATACAGCTTAGAAAATCTATAACAGTCCTTTTCAGGAATTGCCTGTTCTGTTTCAAATGTATTCTGAATATTAGCAACTGATAATGTTAAGTTAGTTTCATCAATATCCATTGGATCTACAAAGAACTCTATATCCCTGTCGTGTGAAAGCTTCTTTGGTTCCCAGTCGTTACTTAATGTACCAGAATTAAAACCTGGTGTTCTTGTGTGGTCTTTATAACCACTCACTGTCATTCTTGGTAACTTTATTGTCTGTGCATTGATAAATGTTACCTGTGGATTAGATTTTGTTAAGTCATCTGAACACAGCTCCTTTTCGTATTTCTGCTGTAAAAGCTGTGTAAATGTTTCTGCATATTCATATACTGCCATACTTTTTTACCTCTTTTCTTATAGTCCGAAGGCTTTCTTTAAAGCCTCCTCGTTACTCTGATTATTATTTCCTGCTGGAGCTCCAATCTGAAAACCAGAATTGTTCTCCGTACTTGGTTTTAATGCTGGTACATCTTTAAGGACCTGCTCTAAGGAAGCTTTAATATTATCCTCAGAGATTTTTCCGTCTGCATCCTTGGCTTTACTAAAATCAGCCATTTTAAGAACGTACTGTAATGTCTTTACATTAATACCAAGTTCTACTGCTACCTTTGTAGCCGCAAGCTCTACTTGAGCCTGCTCTGCAAGCTGCTTTGCCGCCGTTAATTCATTCTGAAGGTTAGCATTAACATTCTGCTGCTCACTTGCCTGCTGTTCTTTGTTCTGCTTAAATGCCGCAATCGCCTGATGAAGTTCATTCTCAGACAATCCCTGCTGCATAAAGTAGTCCTTAATAACAGCATTTTCTTTCTTGGCAGTTGCAGTATTAATCATTTCCTGTAATCTGTCATAATCAACACCAGCCGCCTGCTGATTATTCTGACCACCCTGCTGTCCTGCCTGTCCATTATTGTTACTTCCAGCGTTCTGGTCGCCGTTACCATCTCCGCCCTCTGCGAAGAACTGTAAATTAATAGGTAATGTCTTTCTCATCACTCTATCTCCTTTCTTCCGTTTACCGCTCGTCAGCATTTTCCTAAAGTTTAGTGCCATTAAGTTTTGGGCATAAAAATAGCACCCACAGCGTATTGCTATGCGTGCTTACTTCTTCCTTTCTTCTATTTCATATAAAGTATCCATTATAGCCTGATGATATAGTTTAATATCTACATCATCCTGATGCATTCCCATTGTTAATCTATTCTGTAATATTAATACATGCCTTTTAAGCTGTGTCATTACAAAATCATCATCTTCCATAAATATTTTAGATTGTGATTTTTCTTTTTTCACTGGCTCTGGTGGCGGTGAATATCTTTTCAACATACGTTTCCTTTCTGTTGCACCGGTGCAACTTATGTATAAAAATAACAGCTCTATAGCTGTTTATTCAATCTAATCTTCAATTCTCTTAATATTATATGCTACTGCACACTGATGTTCTATTTTGCAACCTCTAGCCTTATCCCATCCTTTAACAAAATATACAACATCCGCCTGTGATAGAAGTTCTATTGATTTTCCTAAAAACCACAATGGCTTAGCTTCTGCTGGTGCTCCTTCAAAAAAAGACTCTATAACTTCTACTTTCTCACCTAATAGCAGCTCTGCATATTCTATTGCCTTTTTCCTTGTTTCTTTTATTTCCTCGTCTGTTTTACCTGCCATAGGCTGGCTAATAAATAATTTTTTCATACTGTCTTGTCCTCACTTTCTTAAAATTAGGTATAAAAATACCACCAATCTCTCGACTGGTGGCTACTCATCTACTGTTCCTGTTCCCAAGCCCACTTTTAAAATTTCTCAGCAGCTTCTATTGCTTCTTTAGGGGCATTTTCAAGATGACACCCAATCATATATGGTTCAAAAATATCAATAAGTTTCTGTATCTCTTCTGGATATTTTACTGGCATAATTTACCTCCATTTCTTTTTATTAACGTAATATATTCTGCTTCAACTTTATCATATCTTTCTCGTAAATACTTAATTTCTGCATAATCACTTATCTTACCCACATTATATTCATTTATACCAAGTGCGTCACTTGATATATAAATACACCTATATTAATAATTAAGAGGTTTACCTGCTTTTATCCATTCTTCAAATGTTATATCTTTAGGTAAAATTTTCCAATTCTGTAAAACTTTAAATGTTGTTCTATTATTTTTTTCTATTTCCTCATCAGTTCTCTTCGGTGGATTTATAAATCTCTCACGTTCTTCTTTTGTTAATTTTTGTTTTTCCTCCTCCGTAAAATTAACTTCACTAAGTTCCATCCTAAGTTTAAAACATTCTTCTGGAGAAAGTTCTTTTCCTCTTTGCATTTGCTCTGCTTCTGGTAGTAAAAGCCATTCTCTTGCTGTTAACTTCATTTAATCCGCCTCCTCTAAAAGAATATGCCAAATCTCCCCGACTAATATTTTTGAAATAACTTTAAATTTACTATTTCGCTCATAAAGGACTTCATTTTCATTTAAGCCAATAGAACTTATATCTCGCCCATTTTTGGTATTTTGTATATAAATTTTTATTTTTGCTAAATCATTATATCCTTCTGTCTTTGATGTACTCCAGTATTGTTTAATTGTTATTATTGTTCCTTCAACATATTCACTTACAAATTCTTTAATTCTATCTTCCTCATCCTTACTGTCAGAAAAATCAACAGTTCTTATTAAATTCCCATTGAATTTTGATATTTTTGACAGTGCTGCATCTAAATTGTTTACAAGTTGTTTATGTTCTGATTTTAAATTTGATAAATCATTTGCATTTCTTAAAACATCATTTATAATATATGCTTCAAAGCTCTTATATTGTGTAACTGCTTGTAATTCTTTATCTGATAAATTCATTATATCATTCTTATGCAATTCCTCAATATGTTTTTCAGAACTACCATTAAATAATATACTTTGCTCCCACTGTTCCTTTCTAGCCGCATACATCTTCTTGTTATCCGGATCTAAGGAATACTTTGACAACCTGTCAAACTGCTCAACCATCCTGCCTGCATATTGCTGCTTCTGGTCCTGCTTGTAATCTTCCTTGACCTTTTCTAACTCTTCCTTGGTAAACTTACTGTCTGGCTCTTCATCCAGCTCAGGGAAATATGTTGTATGTACGTCTTTGCAATTTGGATGGTACAACCCCGCAGCTATTGCAGAGGACATAAGCGGATAAGGACCATCCGATGCCTTACCTCCGCTCCATACATCATCTATAAGTACTTTTCCAACAAATGGAAGGCACTTAGGGCAGGCATTAGCACGCTTATTCATAATAACTGTACTAATTCCCCACTGCTGTCGCATTTCTCCCTCTCCAGTTAGATATGCACGCTTGCTGGCTGTTTGAATAGCCATTCTGGCATAATCCTTTACTGTATGTCTGCTGCCATTCGCATATTCAATACAATTAATACCTGCTTTAAGAAAATCTCTTGTAGCCATATCAACTGCTTTCTCATATGTTCCTGCACCCGTATTCGCATACACCTGAGCATTGAATATTATCTGCCGGTATTTATCCTCCGACATTCTTAACATAGAATGTTCAGCTCTGGTAAAATCCGCCTTTGTGGCTTTTATAAGTGCCTCTAACTTCCTGGTATTTAATTTGAAAAAAGCACCCTCAGTGCCCTGTGACACTTTGGATGCTTTAAGCCCATTTTTAATTGCCCTTAATATCTTCTGTTCCTGTTCTGTACCGCCTGTCTGCCTTGCCGTAAATATCATTGCATCTATCGAACCATTTATGTCACTAAACTTACTCTGGAAACGCTTTTTATTGTCGGCTTTGTATTTTTCCAATGCTTTAAGCTGTTCAACCTGCCATTGCGACCAGTTAAATCCAAGTTTATCTTCTTCCGCTCTGTGTCCGTCAAGATTTCGTATCATAGAAGCAATCAGCTCATCTTCTATAGCTCTAAAGGCTTTCTCTATATCGTAATCAGTGTTAAGTTCCATACATTACCTCATCTGATAGCTTGTCCGGACTGAAAAATCATCTGCCTGCATATTAAGTGCCGGCTCTTCCATATCAGATATACCCTGTTCAGCCTTAAGCCTTGCAATCTCTTCCTGCTTCCATTCATCATCCTTGGTATCTCCATACAGCTCATCAACAGATGCCTCTATGCTCATAATACCGCCCTGCTTTGCCTTGCTGACTGTTTCTACCTGGCTCTCAAAGCTTGGGTTTGCATATTCGCCAAATGTTACATCTATATCCGTATCCCTAATTGGTGTCTTATTAAATGTATCCATAGCCTTAAATACTATATCTACAAGCTTTGGAAGCACCTTCTGCAACTGACCTACAATGTTATTTCTGCTATATAATGTTGCTTTTTCCTTTTCTCTCTGTGCTTCCGCATTATCCAGCTTCTTAACATCTATACCCAGCGTTGATGGGCTCATAATACCTTGTAAACAGAGGTCTAACGCTGTTATATATGTTGCAAGGTAACTCTCGTGGGGAATATTACCCTGTACTAGGTCTATTTTGTTGGTTTGTCCCTCTTTCATACTTGCCTCTGTACTTATATAAGCATTATCAAAGGCATTGGGCTTTAAAACCTTTCCTGTGTATGGATTTCTTGGGAGCATATTTTCCGGAATGTATTCCTTTGTTCTATTTTTCCTTAAGGCATCCATCCACTGTGACCAGGCCTCGTCTAGTGCGTCAAAATTATCTATTTTGGCATCAAATATGCTCTTGCCTCTTCCTTCATATCTGGCTGATTTATAAAACATCATAGGAACTGCCATCATAAAATTGTCATTCCATACTACGTCTGAAAGCCCTGCAAGCTCAGGCACTGTATCTAAAGGACATTCCCTGTTTCCATTTACAAGCTTATATCTAACATATCCTATTCCATAATGCTCAAGAAGAACATATTCCCTTGTTCCACTATGGTACACTGTCTTAAAAATGATTTCTCTTACCCTGCCACGGTCTCTTATAATTTCTATCTTATCTCCCGGATAAAATTCTATTATTGGATATTGGCTTAAGGTTGTATCAAAAGATATTTTAAACGCCCCATCTCCTATATAGAGTGCTTCTGTAACTGCCTGTTTTACCAGTTCTATAAAATCATTTTCTTCTGCAATCTTGTCCCATTCTTCCTGTCTGCTGCCAGTGTCTATTAAATTCATATCATCAGCAACTATACTCGCCAGCATATCACACAGCATAGCTGGCAAGCCAACGTGTATTTTTCTTATCTCTAACCCCGCTGTACTTGTTGCAGACCAGAACCTTGTCTTGTCACCATCTATCTGGCTGTATAACTGTGACAGTTCTTCACTTTCACCTCTGTACCATATCTGGTTCTTTATGGCATTTCCCTCATAATCAAGGGTTTCCTGTATGCTTATGGATCCATTAACAGCCGGCTGTATACGCAGCCACGTCCTTATTCCTGTTCTTACCTTTTCTGCCATACTTGTAAATATGTTCACCTCACTCACACTCCTATGTCTTATTCTCTATTCCTATCTTGTCGCGATAAGGAATCCAGCCATACTGTACACTGTTTACCATATGGTCATTGCCATCCTCAGGCTCACAGTCCTTATCCTCCAGCCACGAATACACCTCTAATTCAGTCTTGTAATTCGTACAGGTATCGACAATATAAAAGCTTAGCTCTCTGCCCTTCTTATCATTAAAGGACATCCAGCCAAGCTGTAGATTAATTCTGTCTATTATAGTTACGTTCTTATACGCATTATTAAATATATACCGGCAGTCAATATGTTCTCTTTTATACTTTGCAAACTCTGTTATTGTCGCCTGGTCTGCATTATCAACGAACACATTCTTTGCCATTCCGCCCCATTCTTTTCTGTTACGCTCCAGAAAGTCAATGTAATTCCTTACCGTATCACTGGGAGCTATTGGAATATCAAGTTCTGCATTGTTATACACCTTTTCATCCAGCACTATCAGCTTACCTTTATTAGTTATTCCCATAAATGACATAGCAATAGTATCTGGACTCTTGGTTGAATAGGCTGTATCAAGACCACTGGTAAATATTATGAAATATTCGTCCTGTGTTACATCAACTTCACATCTGATGTATTCCTTAGCCTGCTCTTTGGTAAGAATATGCCTATTGCAGAAATTAGAAAAGACAAGGCCAGTTGCCTTGCCTCTTAATCCTAATATCTTATTCTTGTATATCTTAGTACCAGGCGGATAACTCAATTCCTTCTGTTCTATCTTCTCAGGTGTCATAGATATATTATCTGTCATCTTGAAAAACCAATATACCCAATTTTTAATAGGCTTACATTCATTCAGATCTTTCCATATTTCTTCTGGCACATCTGCTTTATACTTATCAATCGGTCTTGCGTGGTTAATATACTCGCTATATATAGGCAGTGTAGGCGTATCTGGATTGAGCGTTCCTACAAAGTATTCAGAACGTCCGAATATCTCTCGTATGAAGTCTATATTAGCTGTGTTGCACTCATCCACCCATACACAGCCAAACTGGCTTCCAAGTGCGTTTTTCCACTTACTGACATTATCGTAACCCAGAACATATATTATCTTTGCACTACCTGTTTTGAATTTAATGTGCGGAAGTTTATTCTCTTTATCACCGTTACCACAGTATTCCAGATTAGGAAATATCTGTAACAATCCCATATCTGCATTTATGATATTCTTCTCAATTACACCTGTTGTATTACCTGCAATAACGTGCAGTTTCATATCTGACTCAACTACATTCATAATAAACTTAACGGCAACAGTTGTTGTCTTTCCTGATGCCGTAGATCCTTCAAGGAACTCTGCTCTTGCAGGGGTATCTATGTAGTCCCAGTATTTATCACTTAGAAGCATCTGGCTCACCCCTTGCTTTACGCTGTGCTAATAGCTCTGCGAGTTCATTTTTAGCTGTATCATTTACATTGGCTTCTATCTTATCTGTAAATATGCCTAAATGCTTACCAAGAAGTTCTAAGGCCTTTTCTTTACTACATGGTCTAACCTCTAGTCCATCTCGCCCCTTCTTAATAACTGCTAACGCTCGTTTCTGGTCGTCCGTAAGTTCTTCTGTCAGCACTGGCTCTACTGTCCTATACATAACAGGATTGCCATCTTCATCAAGCACATCTACAAGAACACCTCCTACTTCTATTTTCATTTTCTTTTCTACAACACGCGCATAATCCGCCGCATTAGAAAAAGCTATCAAGGCAAGTTCCTTGATAACTCTCTCCTGGGTTATCTCTGTACTCCTTGATAGCTCTTTTTGTCTTTTTGCTATATATTCCTGCACCTTAACATTTCTTAACAGTCTTGATGCTGTCTGTTCTGCTGTCTTCGGTGAATACCCTGCCCTGATAGCTGCCTGTGTGGCATTAAGGTCTATAAGGTATTCTTCGCAGAAACGCTTTTGTTTTGGGGTTAATGCCATACAGTCAACTCCTTTCAACCATTTTCTGTATCCTTATCTTCTATTTTTAATATTTTTAATGCACTTTGCTTATTTTTTATTTTTTGATCTAACTTTACAATTTTATCAATCTCTTTATTATATGTATTACATATATCTTTATTTTGACTAATAACATCTTCCATATATTTATACTTTATTTGTTTTAAATATTTATCGTCTACTTTACTTTCTTTATAAGATAAAATAAGCCAAATCAACGATATTCCTAAAACTATTTCTAAATATAATATTTTGCTATATATTGCAGGAATTGATACTAATATTAATATACTTATTGATACACTAATTACATTCAAAAATGCTGTTGAAATAATACGATACATTTCACTCTTTTCATCTTTATTATAACCATATATCAATATCTCTCCTATATAAACAATAACCCAATCATAAGCATATGAACACAATGAAACAGCCAATATTAAAATAATAGTTCTTATCAATTCCTTATCATAATATATATGTTCATCCCATAGATAGAATAAAATCACAGTTGGTAAGATGCTTGAAACTACTATACTTAAAGCTTGTCCTCCCTTTTTTATAACAAAATCTGCTGACAATTTTTCAATGAATTTTTCAATAATTTTTTCCATTCTTAATCCTCCTAATTGTATTTATAATATAACTAACCACATAAAAAAATCAACAAAATAAGACACCAACTTTCGTCAGTGCCTTAAGAGGGGATAATTATCAATTTAGGAGTAATGGCGCCAGCTCTCACCAGCACCACCGGGGATATTATTGAATTCAGACTTGCGTATGTCTGTAGAACAATGCACCTTACATCTGTTCCACGATAAATATTACCACATATAAAACGAACAGAACGAACAAAACGAACAGACTTTTATTTTTCTTTCAAAAACCTTTCAACTGCCATCCTGCATCCATCCGCAGTATAGTGTTTTCCCATACTATGTGCTACTTTTATCCAAGAATACTTATTAACATATCTGTATGTAATCATCCTTCTCATAGTACTGCTCTTTATCTGGTATATGTAATGCTCTGCAAGCGCTATCTGCTGTTCTATCTTCTCAAGAACATCTTTCTGCTGTGACTTTCTTAACATCAATAATGCCATCTGAGTATCATATTCCGAATATGGGAAACCTTCTATCTTGAAATGCTGCTTGCCGCCATTTCCGCCTGATACACTATCTATTACAGTATATCCTTCCTGCTCCATCTTACTTATCCTTTTCTCTATCTGAGATATAGACTCCTTTAACGCTTCTCTTTCCTTTATTAAGTCATCATACTGTATCAATATTTCTTTAATATTGTACTGTTCTTCCACTCGCTACACCTACCTATCGCTTATACTTCTGTTCTGTACCATCAGCCATTTTTACTGTTATTTCTAATGGATACCCCTTAGCGTTATTACCAATCCTTAAATAACGTGCCTTTATTATTTCCAATGGCTTACAATGTCCTTTTTCACAATGCTGTGCTCTGGTTTTATCATTGTATTCTGTTCCACATATCTCACATATGTAATGTTTAACTTCTTTCAATATAATTACCTTCCTTTCGTCTCTCTCCACCAAGTAAAATCCCAGCCATTATTATTTAACTGCTGCCAGCTCTTCAATATTCAGGATTTCTAAAACATAATACTGTTTACCTGGTTCAGCTCCCCACTCTGTTTTTCCCTTTCCAATCCGTAGTCTGCATCTTGCTTTTATCGCTTTAGAATTCTTTGAATAGCCATTACGGAAAATAATCTCCTGAACACTGTCTTTTCTTATCTCCTCAGGTACTGCCTCGCCTTGCAATAACTCACATTCGCTTCTATGTAAGAAAATACTTGATGGATATATAGTTATTGCTCCGAACAGATTCTGGAGTCTTATTTCGTAATATTCTTTTATTTCCCTATATTCTTCTTTTTTCTCACCTGAAGCAATCATATCAAACCACTTCTTTTTGATTGGCAATGTTAGCATTATGAATCACCTGCCTTTAATTTATCTAATGCTTTCATGGCTACTTCTAACATTGGTTTGCTAGTTCTACAATTCTGTCCAGTATATATGCATTCTGTCTCTTTGAGATAGCCGCACCCTATACATATTGCCTTTGCTACTGCTTCTTTTGAATCCTCTATAGTCTTCTCCCTTACATCATAGGCTGTTGGCTGCTCATCTATATCACGGCAGAATGCCTCTGTTATCTGTCTTGCTACATCTCTGCCTTCTTCATTTTTAAAGAGATTCATTGCATCTTGAAAGCCATTCTTTATATATTCTTTAAAAGCATCTGCATCAATTAATCTCACTTTCTTTACCTCCAATCTTCCGGCATAGTCACCTGCGCATTACAATCCTTAATCAGCATCATTGTATTTGTGCTTGGTATCCAGTTCTTTACATACTCCACAGCTTCCTCGTATTTAAGCCTTGGTGTATTGCCTCTTGCGTTGACATTGAAGTAATCCTTATAATCGTGATTGATTTCTGAGAACACCTTCCTGCCTATCTCCTTATAAGCATTTGACTTCTTTCCACCTACCAGCTCTATAACCCTTGATGATATAAGCTCACCTAAGCTGTGCTGCTGTCCATAATCTATGTTCATTGTGTTCTCTAAATTTGTAACTCTGTCAGAGACATCATCTATCATACCTAACTGTATTCTCATCATTTCCTGTGTTGAAAGCGGCTTCTGATAACTTCCTGTCTTTCGTATGCTTGGAAGTACCTCTGATGTAACCCACTTCTTAAACTTCTTAGCATTAGGCAGCTTGCTTCTTAGTACAAGTGAATATAGTCCGCTCTCGTTGATTGCTGTCACTCCCCTGTTAGGAATTTCTAATGTTCCACAAAGTGACTTTTGAATTAACCTCCTGTCTTCTACATCAACATTATCCTGTAATGCCTTGCGATCGTTGGAATATCCTAGTGCCATTGTGATATCTTTTCCGATAAACCACACTTCATCATCCAGTACAAGTGACCTTATCTGTCCGAATTCACTATTGTTAAATATCTGTAGTTCCATTCTCCTTATACCTCCAATATTTTTTCACAGGTGTTTCGTCCTTCCTTGCTCCTGTAATTATGAAACACAACCTGTTGTATGTCGCTGCTGTTATTAGTTCTGTACCATCTGCGTAAACAAGCTTCATCTCCAAGTCATATCGGTATCCCATCTCCTTAGGAAATGTATCCGGGATTCGATTCCACTTTCTCTCCTCCGGTTCTTTATCCAGGAACTCATATATGCTCATCTGACCTTCGCAATCATATCCATCTTCCATATCAGCACCTCAATTCTTCATCATCAGACCTTATATGGAATTCAATACCGGTTTCTGCTGTCATAGCCTCTGCTATATCCTTCCACTTCACATATCCACCAACAAGACTTTCTGTATATTCGTTAAATTTCTGGATAAACCTATTCATACGCTTAGTTCCAAATCCAAAATTATCCCTAAGCACGTATGAGCTCATCAGCAGTACTGTGTCCATTATTGTCTGTTTGATAGTTTCTGCAAAATGCTCAAGCTCTGTCTGAGATATCTTAAGTGGTACATCATATGCCTGTCTGAACTTAAGTTCCTCTTCAAGTCCATCTATACCCTTTTCCCTGGCAACTCTCAGGGCATATGACATACCTTCTCTTCGTGCCTGCTCCTCTTTGCTTAACTTAGCCATTACTTATTCCCTTCTTTCCTCTGTGCTGACTTCTTCGCCTGCTTCTGTGCTTCATCTTCAAGCTGTGCAACACGCATATGATTGTAACTGCAATAATATTTCATCTTTCCACGGACAATGCGCTTATACACATATTCCTCTAAACTGTATTTTTGCGTATCAATGGTCTTTCCGCACTTATCACAGCAGATACCTCTTTTAACTGGGAGTATTCGCCTTTCCTGCTGCACAGATTTTCTTATCTTCCTGCTGGTTCTTTGCCTGCTTGGAATTATTTAAGCTATTGCCTGGCCCATTTAAACCAGCTGTTACTTTTCCCAAATCATCACCCTGTGCAAGTCCAAATTCTGCCATCATAGCTGCAACACAATCTTCAAGTTTTGCACTTTTATCTTCAAGATATTTATCTAATCGGTCCTTGATAAACTGTGCAGTTTCCTCAGCTATATCATTAAGCACTGGTATATTCTCAAATGCCTCATAATAAGCCGCTGAACCATCAAGTTCAAATTCTGCCTTGTACAGTGCTTTAGCACTTATATCTGTGGCTAAGGCTCTGATTTTGATAAGTCTGTTAGTTTCTTCCGTAAGCGATTTACTAAACTGATTTACAGCTTCTAAATCCATCATCTCTATAGCTCCTTTCGTTAGTTGTCCAGAACAGAGTTGTAGAACTCGTCTGAATGTTTTGGTCTTTGGTTAAAATTATTAAATTTGTTGTTCACGCGCGCAGGCGCTATATTATTTAGTTTTCGTTTATGTTTATATATGGCTACGGTTTCTCCTACGCTTTTCCCTTCGGTTTGTACTACGCTTTCTGCTTCGGTTTCTCCTACGCTTTTTACTACGGATTTGAAAGTACAAATCTTGTATTTATTAGGACTTCCTTTTTTCCCTCTCTGGAATTCTATGAGTCCAGCATCTATTAATTTATTCCTGTTTTCGACTAACGTAGCCTCTCTTGACATCTGACAACGAGACATTACTCGCTGGTTATCTACTTGTATCCACTCGCACCACCCTGCCATATTATTGATACTTAATAACTTGTAGTACAATAATTGCGCAGCACTCGGCAAGTAATGACTTTCGAGCCACCTTTCAAACCCGTTCAGCTGTTTTATATAGTCGATACGCTGTTCTGTCATCACGGCTTCACCTCTTCCAGAACCACTTCTATTCGTGGGTTATGTTTATCTATGAAGAAATGATCTTCAAAGCCTACTATGTTATTCCAGCCATCATTATCTATAACCTTGCATTTAACAAGTGCATCCTGTATGAACTTATGTGCAACTCCTGCTATATTATCAAGGTCTCGTTTTCTATTTGGCTCATAGAACGTATATTTAAGTCTTATAGGACTATTTATATGTGTACGCTTTAATTCAAGCCTTATAGCGTTAGATATAATCACCTGATACTGTTGTTTCATATCATTTCCATTGCTATGCCTGTTATGAAAGCTTCTTTCCGCCTTTAAATATTCATTAAGGCCTGGCAATGTACCTTTAATTGTAAATGTATAGAGCATTCAGCTCCTTTCCGCCCTGCGGAAGTATGCACCACAGGGCTTATATGTATTTCTGTGACAACGTAGATTGTGTGATATTATATGTCACAGATAATTTCTTCCAAACTCCTGTATAAAATACTCTCTTGTACCATAATTCTCTTCATAATACTTCTGTGCCATTTTCTTAAGCCTTAAGTCTATGACATTGGCAGATTGTCCGGCATATACTCCATTAGGGTGTAAATCTGGACGAAGTGGAACTACAAATCCATACTTCTCACTTTTCTTCCTGTTAGATCCTCCGAATATATGATGCCGTTCTACTGTAGTTGAACCTGTGAATATACATTCATCCATATTATCAGTGAATACACTTTTAAGTTTCTTACTCATATATTCCACCTTTCTTTGAGCTGTGCCAGCTCTACAGGAGATATTGTGTCTATTCCCAGGTCTTTTGCTTCTGCCACAGTACCATCAATTAATACAGACATTTCATAAGAATTGTATGTATGACTGCCTCTTATGATTTTGTAGAAATATACTTCAAATCCATTTTCAACTTCATATTTGATATATCTTAAATGTGGTTCTTCCATTTCATATGCTGTATTTATTGGTATATTGGTTTTTATTACTGCCGCAACACCGTCATCAACTTCCATAGGCTGTCCATATTGTCCCAGAAGCATATTCTTAACCTTGGCTTTAGATAACCTCTGCTTATCAGCTATCTTGCCTACAAGAACGTGAAAATAAACATTGGCATCTAGGCTTCGCCTTTCCCTGTGGGGCTTAATTTCTATATCCAGCTTTTCCTTTTCTTTAAGCTCAATAAATTGTCCAGCCACATCATCATTTACTTCTAACATAAGTATCTGTTTCATTGTCTGAAAATCTATTGATACATCTTTATATCTTCCTGTGCATTTCATTCTTCAATAACCGGCTTTGAAGCTGTTGCCCTTAAAGCCTGCATTACTTTAGGGAACATTCCTTCTGTAATTTCTTCAAGACTATTAACTCTGAAACGCTCACATATCACTTTGCTGGATACCCCTGTTCTTTTAATCTCCTGTTCAATTGTCATTATCTTAGGCTTGGTTATCTTCATAGCTTTTATTTCAGCTTCTTTTGCTTCCTGAGCTTTACGTTCAGCTTCTTCTTTCCGCTGTTGCTGTTCCTTTGTAACCTTTTCCGCAGTATCTGCTGTATCAAGGTTATCATCCTCGCTTATCTCCATCGCTATCATATAGAGGTATCTTCTGGCATATGTTGTTACCGCACCAATATTCTGCATTGCAGTAGCTCCCTGAATGCTTACATTAGCGGTAGGTATACTGAATTCAATTACATCCTCTAAATTCTCAAGATTAATAAGTGTAAGACTTGCTGTGTTCTCATTAATTGCAAATTTAAACAATGTCTTATGCTGTGTCGCAATACTATTGCAGGATGGAAGGAAATCTGAAAGTTCATAATACTCATATTTGCTGTATGTATTTTTTCCAGTCTTAATTAATTTCTTTGCCTGCAATTCCACTCTCATCTCTGCAAGCTTTTCGTAAATGCTTTTACTCTCTGCCATTACATACCTCCTGATACATCACACCAATATTATCAATATATTCACAAATCATATCTTTTTCAGTTTCAGAACAATATATCTTCAATATAAATTCCTTCTGCTGTTCATTAGATCCTGTAACAAAGGCTGCTACCATATCATCATCTACACTATTGCAAGCTTCAACAAAGGCTTCATCTGCACTTTTAACATTCTGCTTTATATCATCCTTGCTAACCTTTTCCTGTATTCTTTTATCTTCTTCTGCCTTACGTTCCTGCTCCGCCTTTCGCTCCTGCTCTTTTCTTAATATCTCTGCTTTGTCAGCTTCGTACTTCGTTATTACATTAATAGACATTGCCAAATCAAGAGTCTTCTTAAACGTATCCAGTGCTTTCTGTTCAGCATCGCTGTGCATATTCTTAATTGTTTCAACTGACATTTTGGCATTATCAACTAATGTTTCTATAGCTTCTTTAATCTTCTTAATAGAAGTTCCCTTGTTCTCCCAAGTCTTAGAATAAATCCTGCTTAAAGGAAGATATTCCTGCATACCCTCTATACAGTTATCGTATACCTTTTGAATTTCTTCCTTCTTCTGTTCGATACGCTTATCCTCATATTCCTTAGTCTGTTGAGCTATAAGTTCTATTGGCTCTGCAATAATCTGCTGGAGTTCTTTTATCTTGTCCTCAAACTCTTCATAAGGCAGCATATATCTCCTTTTTACATCTTTTCTCTTATCATCAAGGCATTTGCTTAACTTTCTCAATGTAGCAACGGTGCTTTTTGCTTCAATAAGCGTATCCTCTGTAAATACCATTGTCTTATATAATTCCATTGAAGCCTGTACATTTGCCTTAATCTCATCATAATTACTGATATTTAAAATTCCATTAGTCTGCTCTACAGACACTATCATCTCATTCATACTTAAATCTCCTAATCTGATCTTCTTAATAAATTAATGGTTTCTTCCTGTTTGAAATTAAATTCATATTGTCCAGTTTTCGTTAATTTGAATTTGCGAAGATAACGTGCCTCTTCATCCTCACAATTACATTTTTCTCCTGGGTCTAATCTTGCCTTACATCTCTCACAAATATATTTATACATTGATTTTTACTCCTAAATGTTCTACACTGTAGTTGAGATTTTTTACTTGAGTTGCAGTGTTGCCTCACTGCGGCTCTTTTTATATATTCCTTAACCGATAATCACCTATTGAAACTCCAGCTTTGCACTCTAATCGGTGAAGTCTTAATAACCACTTAGAAGCATCCTCTATTCTTCTATCTGTAATAGCTACATTAATTCTTTTGTTAAATGCAACTATTAAACCTATGTCACGCACAATTATTTTCCTTTCATTTGCCTAACTTACAATATCTTTGGGTTCATTAGGATTTGATAAATCTTTTCCCTCGTTATCCTTAAAAAACCTCTCAAGTTCAGACTTTCTTATTCTTGTGTGAGGTATCTTTAATACTCTTAACTGATGAGCATTAACAAGGCTGTATACATACTGTTTAGATGTTTTCATAATCTCTGCAACTTCTTCTACCGTATACACCATATCCGCTAGTGTTCTTTTTACTGCTTCTGTCTTCATTGCTTTCTCCTTTCTTACTTCTTCTTATCATCTCTGCATAAAACTAATATTGTTATACAGATAATAGTTGTTATTGCTACTGCTGTTACATTCATCTTTTTGCTCCTTGTATAAATATCTTGTTTAATCCTGTTCTAGCTCCTATACTTTATTTAAAATGCTTACAGGAGGATACATTATGCCAACACCATTCAACGAATTAGAACTATCAATATATGAACATCTTTTACTCATACGCATAAAGTTCACAGGTGTTTATAAGGAAACTGTTCGCAAAAAGCAAAGATACCAATTTCTTTGTAAATTCAGTCTTGTAGATAACTCACCTAAAAACTTCAAAAAATACGTCATTAGCGACAAAGGGAATATGTATCTACGTTACAAACGCCGTAGTTCTTTTCGTTTCTGGATACCTGTAATCATTTCCATACTTGCCTTGTTAAGCAGTTATGATGTATACACTAATCCTTTTATTCAGAAAGTATTACAATCACTAGCACAGCTATTGAAAAATATAATGGGAAATTAGGATGTCGTTCTCTGAATGGTACTTTCACAATCACATATTCAAATCCCAATCTCTTCATTTTCCTTACTACTGATATCATCTGCACTAATGTTCTTACTCTCTCTTCTATGAATGGTTCATAGCAACGGATAATGTACTTATATGTTTTCTTCGCAATTGCTCTCACCTCCTTGTTATATTACTTGCTTTGAATGTTTACTTGAATTAATTTCAAGTTTAAATTCAAAAAAAATTAAAATTTTATCTGATTAAGAGTTACACCGAAATGCTCAGCAAGAGCTCTAACTTTACTTACTGCCACATTAGATATATCTTTTTCCCATGAGCAGTATGTTTGGGGAGAAATACCGATTTTGTTGGCAACTTGCTCCTGTGTTTCGTTTTTTCTTGCTCTTAATTCTTTAACGGAGAACTGCATTTCATTTGTATTCAACTTTTCATCACCTCATTTCAACTTGAATTATTTTCAAGCATATGTTACTTGATTTAT